CGCCGTGTGCCTGCCATCCGGCCTAATTCAGCCTCGACAAGCGTTAACCGCTTATCAATATCGTTTAGAAGATGCTCTGTATTGGTCTCGGTCATAATTTTTTTTTTAGTTCTTCGATTGCCTTACCCGAAAGGACTTCTTGCTCTTTCTTGTCATAAGCCTCATCTAGCTGGCGCTTATGATTTTCTTCAGTCATTTGTTCTAACATCTCTTTCATCAATGAAGTTCGTTTATGTGGGATTGCATAGCTTCTGTAATGCCGCAGTCTTTTTCTTTGATGATGGTACGCTCGATAATCGGGGGTGGCGCATTTTGTACAACAGGCGCAACATCAATCGGTTCGACACTAACTGCGGTTTCCGTTTCCTCTGCATAATATTGCCTCACCATATCTGTGTTGCTTATCCAGCCTGTACCGAATAACCCTACAATAATACCGATAGCCTTACACCAGTTAATCATCCGCTCTCCGGGGGACAGCCGCTTGCCTTCGGTCTCGCCTTTGCGCTTGCCTTCTTTCATCAGAAGTGGAAATTCATTCCAACGCCATAAGCAGGCTTTTCGTCATTATCGAGTGCAACAGAGCCATTGAGCAGGATTTTCTTATCGCCCAATCTCTTGCCGAATCCTAGCGCCATTGCGTTATTTGATGTATTCGCGTCATAACCAACGCCAACACAGCCTTGATTAGAGTGGGTGCTCATATCGAAATGGCATTGAGATATCGCCATAGCACTCGCTCGGTCTGAGTCATCGTGGTTATTAACAATCGTTTCGCTGTTGGAATAGTAATTATTTACAGTAGCGTGGTGATAACCCGTGGCAAAGACCAGCCCTGCCCAGATTGTTAACAATGCTGCGAGGGTAAAGATAGATAGATTTTTCATTAGTGCCCCTTGAATGAATTCATACCATTAACGCCGAAACTGGCCGCGACAATGGCTGACCAAGCGGTTGTGATGGGCATGAATAAATCGAACATCATCCCTGCCGCCTGCTCTGCGCCTGCTGAATCACCAACGCCAAAAGCCACCATAAAAGACAGGAAAACCATTGTTATCAGATAAAAACCATAGGCAATGCAGGCGAACTTTGACAAATCTCTTCGCATCCTGCCATTCGGGTCGAGGGTCTTGACCATCAGGGCCTGTGCTTCGGCCTTTTCCTGATTGGTCTCTATCCATTCAGATCCGAGTCTTTCAATCGAACCGACCAGTCCACCACCCATCAATGCTGAAAAAATACCCATTATGCGCTCCTTGCGAATTGCCCATGAAGACTAGTTCTTGCTGCATTAACAGCATCACCAGCCTTGCTTTTACATGCAAAATGCCCTAACTCTATTCGCCGCCCCTCAGCATTTATATAGGCCCGCCATAAGGATCGTTGCTTATTCCAGGACACACCCTTCATTCCTGATTGATTATCTATTCTAATTTTTGAATTACACGCATTTAAGGATTTATCACATTCCCTAAGATTGCTTATCTTGTTATTCGCTTTATCTCCATCTGCATGATCTATTTGTTTTGGCATATTCCCATGATGATATAAATATATTAACCGGTGGGCATAATGCAAATCATCATCAAAATATATCTGAGAATAGCCTTTTCTTGGCGCATAACCAGCTCGTTTGCCATTCTTTTTATAGAAAAGACATCCAAAGCTATAAAAATATTTATTTTTTAATGCTTTTTGATTAAACATAAACATTCTTTGGGTCAATTGGTTTGCCGCTTAAATCTAGTACTTCCACATGCACATGATTGATCATCGGGCCTCTATCCTCTCGATGATACTTGCCTGCAATATCCTGGGATAGGCCGATTATAGTCCCTAAATTGACATGTTGTTCAATATTAACCGTGGGATCGATATAGAACACCCTATGCCTTCGACCCGCGTAATCTGTGATTTCAACGTATCTGTATGTGAGTTTATCACCGGGTTTTGGGGCATAGGGATATCCTAACTTAGTCACTGCGCCCGCGATAGGAGCGAGTATTTCATCGCCTGGGTCAGCAGAGTAATCAATGCCCTTGTGTGCTCTATCGCCGCGAGAGGCACCGAAACTACCATCGCCCCAGTCATCAATCCCGCGTTGTTTGAGTGTTCTGGCGATCACTTTAGAAGTGCGCTGTAGTAAGTTTGAAGGCGCTCATAGTCTTTGACAAAATCAATAATCACCGACACACGGAAGTCGTTAGGTCGCATAATACGCTTGTTTCGCGCTGCATCAACCCACCACTGATTCAAACCTAGTGTCTTGGCTATTTGCCTACCAGTCAGATCGGAGCGGTCCATGTAGTATTTTAGCTCTTCCCGGCGCTTTTCATGGTAATCCATATCCAGCTCTCTCGGTGCTGCGCGGATGGTTCTCTTGCGCTTTTTGGCTGCTTTCTTGTATTTGCGGGCATGTCGCTTCTGATGGACAGGTTTGCGCTCCCGCATCTCAGCCTTTAGCTCATCCAAAGAGAGCTGTCTAACACCCATAGCCTTACGCTTCGGCCTCTTTGTCGTCCTCAATCGGCTCTGAAATGCCTTCTAAGCCATCTTTGGTCGTCCAGACACGAATACGCTTCTTGGTTGGGGCTTGTTGGATATTAACGACCTTGCCATCACTGGAATTAGCCTGTAATGACAGTTCCATCTGCTTATTATCCTTCTCAGCCAGGATTTCGTTCTGGCTAAGGGTGACTTTGACATCCAGATCCTTGGCCTTGAGTGCGATTTCCTTGTCCTTCTGGTCCAATTCACGCTCTTTGTTCGATTGTTGCTTAATAGCCTGCTCGGTCTCGACAATCGTCCCTCTACGAGTAGCCTCGGATTCGGTCGAGAGCTTATCAATCTCGGCAGCGAGCTTTTTAAGTTGTTCAGGGATGAGTGAGAGTTCTTTTTCAACCCGCATACGCTCGGTTTCTGCTCTGGAAGCCTCAATCTGCAGTTTAGCCGCATCATTCTGGGCTTTTTGCTGATTTTCCTGCTGTTTCGCCTGTAATTCGGGGCTGGGCTGCGGGTTCAGGGCTTGCTGCAGCATTTGATCGGCAGTTTTAATCATCTGCTCACGATTACTAACGCTCGTATGCTCGTAAATACTTCTCATTAACATCCAATAGCCCACGGTATTGCCCTGGGTGGTGGATAACAGCCCTGCGAGTTGCTGCATTTCCAGCTCTCTTGCCATGATTCCGAGAGTGGAGTTAACAATAAACTTCGGGTCGGTAGCTGGATAGGATTCGGGGTCGAACTGCATTAATCTCCAGGCTGATTTCTGGATTAATGGCTTGGTGAAGGTTGATTCGATGTTCGCCAGAGTACGTTTAGAGCGTTTAATCGCACCGGCTTGCATGATAGACATGCCGCCAAGGGTGTTATTTCTCTGGTTCTGGGCAATTGGCGTGGCGGAATCCATCGCACCCGTTGCCATCTGAATCATTCTCTCAAGATCACCCGCCTCCTGAAAGGTATTCGTGCCCACTTGACCAAAGTTCATTGGCATCAGGGCTTGTCTTGGGTCGCCAGAGATCATAATGTTCTTCCCCGGCCTGACAGATAAATCACCCCCTCTTGGTAACATAGTGGCGTCCACGGCCATCATGGGATGTATAGCAAGGCTCATCGCATCAATCCGGCCTCTAAGTTCCGCATCGAGCGCCTTTTGCGGGTTATAGCCTTTTTCCGCTACCCCTCGGCCCCAGAAACGATTCGGGACAGTATCGTGTTGGTAAGCAATAAAGCACCGGTCTTTCATCGCATAGGGATTTCTGACTGCTTTGAGTAATTCACCCTCATTGCCAATGGTAATAATACATTCAATCAGAGGCTCGTCTTCATCGAACGTGCCTTCAGAAGTGGATTCGAATATTGCTTCGAGTTCATCTTCTTCCTTATCCAAACCGTCCATCATCACTTCAGGAACCAGTCCATGATATTCAGTAATCTTAACCTGATCTTCCATCCCGGTACTTATCTCGCCCTTCTCGGAATGATCAAAACTATCATGGAAAGTCCCTAGCGAGACATCACGGTACATACCATTTTGCATCTTGGCAGTGACGCTATGCCTTGGGACTAACAGGATATGCGCACAGCCCATTGCCTCATCGATGGTTCTGGCAACCGGGTCGATGGCGAATTCTCTAGGCTCGACGGCGGTGAGTTTAAGCCTAACCCGATCTTTGATGCTGGGCGACATTTCAACAAACCCATTGATGCCTTCGACATTGAATTCATACTCTTCATCGCCTTCTATTGAAATCTTGCCAATTCCCGTGCCGTAAATACAGCCGTTTAGGATGATTTCAGAAAAAGCCCTTGGATAGCCAAATTCGTTCAAATCCTCGATGAGCTTATTTCTAAACAGGACAAGATCGTCTTTCTGGAGGTCTTCTACATCATCCGAGACATCGAACCATTTCCCTTTACCAAATATCGCCTCTTCTATTTCGGAGGCGGCGACTTCAATGGCTTGAGCCGTAGCGGGATATATAAGGCGCGATCTTTCGGACTCTCTTGTTTTGTCCTGTTGCTGCCAGACGCCTCGCCAGATTCGGTAGTATTCATCCCATCGTTGTTCGAAGTTGTTATCACGGTACTTCTCCCATTCTTTGACATGAGCCATTACCCAGCTCACTAGTTGGCCCTCAACCGTATTAATTTCTTTTGTTTCGGAATCGGGATCGTAAACGATATCTATAGCCATCAGTAACCTGCAAGAGAATCTAGGGGTTGAAACTCATTTTGTATCATGGTTTCGCTAAAATACGGCACTTTCGAGAGTTGGTCAATGTAACTCAGGCTGTCAATTAAATCATCGTGAGTCATCGGGTTCGGGAAATCCAGTAATTGCGTTTCGAGCGCACGACAGTATCTCGCACCTTCTTTGAAGAAAACACGGCCATTTTCAAATCGTCCTTGCAGTGCCCAGGCGATACGATCTGTCTTTTTCTGATTGCCATGCGTTAAGGGATGGAGTTTCGGAAAGATTCCTAACCGCTTCATCTGGTCTTCCAAATAAGGTCTCATGGCCTTTTCTAATGTACCCGATTCAATCCCTGCCATCACGGGCTTCCATTTCTGACAGGCCCTGATGAATTGAAGGCTGGCCTCTCTGATACCCCATCTGCCGTGGATGACATCATGGACGAACCAGCCCCATTCTCCTGTTTCGACTATAGATATTGCGTGTTCGTCGAGTTTCTTGAGTTTCGAGGTAATCTTTCCTTTCCCCTCACTAAACCCCGCAGGGTCCATCGCGAGGTACATATTCCCTGCTTCCGGGGGTCTTTCAAGATAGATAAACTCGCTCTCTCTGAAATGCCCGCCGCCCGCTGCTTCAAAGCTCGCCTCGAATTCCTGCCGAAAGGCTTGTTTGGACATGACCTTGGAGGCTTCTTCAATCTCTGATGGGGGCAGGGTAGGGTTATCCAAAGACACTGAAGTAAAACTCTCCCACTCAGGGTGTTCTTCGCTATTGCCCTGGACAAAGAGGTCATAGAAGTGGTTCTTCCCATCAGGAGTACCGATAAACAAGGCTGAACCCATAACGTCTGCAAGGGTCGGGCGGATGATTAAATCCCAGACCTCGGGTTTCATAAAGGCGTATTCATCCATTACAACAAAGCCCACGCCTACGCCCCGGAGGGTATCAGGTCTATCGCTTCCTTTAATCTTGATGGTTCTGCCGTTGATTAATTTGAGCGTTGCGGTATTTTCAAGGGAGCTTGAGATAACATCGCTGCCCAAAGTCTTGAGCAGCCCCCACATGATCTCCTTGCCCTGCTGGAAGGTTGGTGCGATATACCAGACTTCCTTATCATGTAGTTCATACCCATAACGGTTCTTGTCCTGAAGGCCGTTAATCAGGAGTTCGACAGCAGCCTCGTAAGACTTGCCACCCCGGCGTCCTGCCGCCCACACACGAAAGCGGGCAGGCGAGTTGAAAACCGCGACCTGCTTCGCGTGTAAATTAAAGTTTAAATCCACTTAGCCCTTACGGCGGACTGACTTCAGTTTCATCGACTCGCTGGGACGGATGGGATAGTTATCCTGGGGGTCATCACCATAAACGCCTTTAACAGTAATGCCATGACCGCCATCGCCATGTGAGCCGGTTCGAACACGCGCTGCGGTGTCGGTGCAGCCTTTTTTCATGTCGCTATTCTTGTCGAATTGCGGGTAGATTGATTTAGCCATGATTCATCCTAATGGTTTAACAGAGAACTTACCGCCATTGAATTTATGACTGCGGCAGGTGTATTTGCCATTGTCACTTTTCGTGCCGGCATTCGTGGTGAATTTATTCCCCGCCATATCTTTTGGGGGGCTGGTTTTCTTGTCATACGGGAT